GTAGATCATTGTTGAGGGGTGTAAAGCTAGGAACACCTACCACATCAAAGCTATAGTCAGTGCTATCCATATAGTAGATGTACAAATCATTAAGGATCTGCTGAGTATCACTAAGAATAGTTATGATGTTAGCTCTATCCTTTTGGATGATGTCGTAACAATAGATATCAAAGGTAAACTCAGTAGTATTTTCAGTAGGTGTTACTCCACTAGGCACGATATACACCAGGGGATACTTCTCATTCTGAGTAGCAAAGTTATACAGCTGTTCTTTGAAGTCACTGCCTACTTTGAATACTTGCTTATGGGCTGTATAGAATGCTGTGATGTGGTTAATTATTGCTTGTAGACTGTTCATAGCTCTGAGTTTTTATTGATCATGTTTATTTTCTTTTGCACGTTTGTTATCTGAGTCTCTGATACCACAGCTGTAACCATCATATTAGTACCACCACCTGCTGAAGTAGATCCTCCTGGGCTCATAGTGTTAGCATTGTTTGATGAGCCAAACAGCTGAGCTGCTTGAGGTATCATAGTGGCTGTATTGCTACCTCCTCCTCCTCCTCCTCCAGTGTCACCTCCTCCTGATGTTACAGGTGTAGATGGAGCTGTTAATAGTTGCTTAGCCTTAGCAATGTTAGTAGCTATCTGAATGATACCTGATGCAAATTGTGCAATACCTGCACCTCCTCCTGTTACAGCATTCAAAGCATTAGAGTTGGAAGCTGCTACCAAAGCAGAGATAGCCTTAGCAGTATCTATACCTATCTGAACTAGAGCAGATGCCTTATTAAATTTAGCTAGTTTAGCCTGGTCTTTTATAAGCATCCCCCCTAAGTTAGTCAAGCCATCAACTGTATCCTTAGCAAAAGTTAGCTTAGCATCTCTTACTTGTTTCTCTTTTTCTATTGCTGCAAGGGCAGCATCTTTCTCAACTTTATCAACATCAGTTTTATGCTTATTCTTTAGAGCTAATAGAAGTTCATCATTTCCTGCAGCGAGCTCTTGCTCTTTTAGATACTGAGCTTCAATGGCTGCTAGTTTTTTCTCATCCTCAGTAAGAGTTAAGTCAGTAATTGAAGTAAACAAAGCCTGCTGATCGGCTATCTTTTGGTCTGAGCGAGCCTTAGTAGCAGCTGCATCAGCTATCATTAGTTGCTCTTGAGTTTCAGCAAACAATACAGACTCTGCTCCATACTTCGCCTTAGCTTCATTAAGTGAATTGTTTAAGGCTATTTTTTGCTGTGCGGCTATCTTAGCCTCACCCTCTACCATGTTAGCTATTGTCAAATCAGTAAGAGCCTTCTGCCCTTCGTTTTCTTTTAACTTTGCAGCTTCAATAATTTTGTCCTTCTCTTGAGTTTCTGCTAAGTTATATGCCGTTAGTAATGTCGCCTTTTCAATCGCATTCTTAGTAACATCTGTTAGCAAGTCAGCCCTTAGCCTTTTATACTTTTCTTTAAGTGCCTCTGCTTCTCTTACTGCATCATTTTTTATAGCAGCTATTCTCATATCTTCAATTAACCTTTCAGCAGCTAATCTATTAGCATCATTTTCTTTTTGGTCTGCCTTTCGTTTTTCATTAATAGCCTTACCAACAGCAATGGCATTCTTGCGTACCTTGTCAGCATTAGCAGCAACATCTTTTTCATTCTGAGCATACAGCTCTAGTCTTTTGTTGAAGCCATCCTTAATCATATCATTCTCAGCTGTTATCTTATCAGCCAATACTTTCTTCTCGGCTTCTGCAGCTGCATCTGTTCTATAGGCTATAGATGCTAGTTGTTCTTCTAAGTTACCTATTCTGCCCTTAGCCTCATTAGCTTGGTTAATAGACTTTTCTACCTCTAGCGTTTTATAGTCCTCGCCATTTATCTTCGCCATTGCTATCTCGTGGTCATAGTACTTGCCTATCTCTTCACTTCTTCTCTTACTAGCTTCTGACGCTTCCTCCATAGCTACCTTAACATTAGCAGCATTCTCATCAGCAGCATTGGTAGATAAGCCTAGCCAATCTGTTAAGTCTTTGAAGAGTTGTATCACAGCATTTATTGGCATCATCAAATAGTCAAAGGCTTGTTGTAATACCCCAATCTTATTAAGGAAGAGTAGCACTCCTGCCACGATTAAAACTATAACAGCTACCAATAAGAACAAGGGGTTGGCTAATAGTTGTATCCCCATTTTTACAAAGGTAGTTCCAAGTGTTGCCACCGACTTAGTTAATGCTCCCAATCCCTTAGTTAAAGCACCAGGGTTAAAGTTAGCAACGGTTGCTGTAAAGGTACTGACCTTTTCAGATGCATCTTCAAAGTCTAGATTGCCTAAGCTTTCACCTATTCCTCCTAGCTGATTGCTTACCTGCTCAAATGCAGAGCCTGTACTAAAGTTGGCAACAGACTCACTAGCATCAGATAGCCTATCACTTAATACACCTGCTGCCTCTGATAACCTAGCAATCTCTGCAGGATCAGTAGAGTCTATTATCTGATTTTTTAATTCTTTTAGTTCAGCTCTTGCTGCTCCAAGACCTGCTAATTTTATTGGTATAGTTACTTCATTCATCTTATCCGTAGTATTTAATTTCGATTGTTGTATTTAATAAGTAACCATCTATGTATCCTGTACCTATTTGTGAGGTGTATATTTCAATATAATTACCTGCACCTATGTAGCTAACTGATATTATCCCATCAAAAAATACGTTATTGATTAGCACAGTTATCTTAGGCACTATTATATCACCTATATCGTAGCCATCTAAATATCCTTTATACGCCCCTACTGCTCCTCGTGTCCAAGTGATACCTCCTAAGCTATCATTAAGCACCTCAGCTATAGGATCACCTATCCCTACCTGAGTTAAGGTAGCAGTGTATACTAATGGAGTGATACCTGTAGGTAATCCATTGAATGATGTGGTTCTAAGATTGTCTGCTGCTATAGTATTATCAGAAATAATATACCCATCTCCTACTACCACTGATCTAGTTCCCCCTACGATTGTATTACCCCTTCCCATTACCATAGCAGTAGCTTGGTTTGAGAATACATTAGAGGTAATCATAGCAGTAGTATTAATGCCACCCATTGCTAACATCTGCATAGCTCCTATAGCTGCAGGAGGGTTAGGTATGATAGGACCACCTGGGCCCATGAATGGGGTGAAGTTAATCTCGTTATCTATACTAATTAGTTCTACCCTTGTAAGCTTGCGAGCATTGGCATCATAGTCAATTACCTTATTGATATTCCACCACGAATTGTCTATGCGTATCTTATCATTGAGCTTAAGAGCCTGGATATCATTCTCGTTCAAATCAAAGTTAGCTATGAGCATCTTACCATTGTTAATCTGCCCCATTGTCCTCCTCCAATATCTATTGTATAGATTGTTATCAGTTAAGTTAAACGGTTGGTAATAGTAAAAGTCGCAGATAGCAAAGTTAATATCAAAGCTTGGTGTAAGTGGATCATCAAAGTGGCCTACTAATGGGTAGCTAGTCAAGTTACTTTGCCCTACAGATCCATAGTCTAAAATAGAGTACGGTCCACAGGTTGCTAATGCTACACCTGTAAGTGTTTTATCGTATAAGATACGTATGTTAGTCTCAGGTGCAGCACCTGCTATCATAGGTACAAATGCTCCAAACAAAGTTTTAATAACAGGAGTAGGTGAGAATAGTATAGGCTGAGTTCCTACCTCCTTAACATACTCATTATCGAAGATAACCTCAGCTTGGCCATAGATATCACTAGTAGCATTGGTATAAGTTGTATTGGGTGCATCCTTATCAGCTGCATAGGTTAGTATTAATTTCTTTGCAGTTAATTCAGGTAGAAAAGATAGCTCCTGTTCATCATCCTTAGCTAGCTTATCAGTCCAATCTACCTCCACACCACTATCATAAAAGTCATCTCTATTCTGCAGTAGTAGTTTGTTAGGTTGGTTACTATCTACTTGAGCATAGATGTTATACATGTTAAAGATGCCCTTAATGAAATCGCTTTGCTTAATCTTTTTAGGCACGTAATCATTAACATCTATTGTACCACCAATGGCATACACCGAAGAGTTAGGTACTATGCTTATTTGTATGTTTGTTATTACAGCCTGTATACGTATTTGATTGAGAGTTGACAATGGCCCTGTTGCCGATCCTCTTCTCCAATTCCTAGCATTATTATTTCCATTAATTTGAATGTTCTGCTGCTGTACGTTTATACCTAAAGTTCCTGAAGATAACTGATTAAGCTGAAGGTAGGTAAGTGGCAGAGTAAGTTGTACAGTTGAATTTAATATAGCAGTAGTACTAAGTGGAGCTACAGTTAAAGGGCATTGCACAGCATTATTTGCGTAGGTAGAGTTAGCAGGTGGGCTACTATTTGTATAAAGGAAGGCAGGTATTAATGGTTGTGTGCCTGCACTTACTATTAAATATGGAGTGTAAAAAACAGGAGCTGCTATACTACTAACACCACTACCATATCCCCCATAAAAAGTAAAAGCTGTGCTATTTATTATATTCAACTGATAACTCATAGTAATACTGTAGTCATACTGCTGAGAGTTAGCATTACTTATATTAAATGGAGTAGTGTATACACCTGTAACATCATTAAATATATTCTGAGGATCTTCTAGTTCAGTCCAGTTTGTTATGTTAATCTTTGAACCTGGAATTGCGTAACCTGTTCCAATTGTTCCTATATTAGTTTTACCCTGATTAGAATAAGTGGTATTAATAGTAGTAGGCACTGTCTTTTCAGCTCTTACTAAATAATCTGCATAGTCAAAGTTATCTACCCCTCCATTGTAAGGTATGAAGAGCTTATCAAATCTATCGTATGCAATGGTAGGCCAATCATAAGTAAAGCCAGCATCAGCGAAAATTCTATCAAAGTATACCTTAGCAAATATAGCAGGCTTAAACTCCTGAGTGTTATAGATGTAGGCTGAGTTAGCAGGTAGAAAATACTTGAAGCCATCTACTATCGTGTTACTAAATCTAGACACTACATTAAGAGCATCATAGGTATGGTTGAAGTCTGAGAAGTCAATATCAGTTAAATCTTTGTTAGCTATAGCTGTAAATAAATCTGCTTTACTATCCTTAATCAATACCTCATACTCTACGTGCTCTTCGTACCCATCAGTCATCTGAGCCTTCTTAACTGAGGTGAGCTGAACAGATACATCCTCCATAATTGGTATGCCATCCTGAATAACTGATCCTGTAGTAACAGCATTGATGTTAAACGTGCCCTCAATGATATTCACATCATAGTAGTGGTTCAGCAGGTTGTTATTATTCTTGCTACCGGTAAGGGTGATAGTCTTAGAGTAGTTGCCTTGTCTCTTCGATACATCCCTAATATCTCCCACTTGAAAATTTAAGGGGAAGGCTGTGCCCTCCTTAACATCTAAGTAGCCTGTTGCTAGTTGTATCCTTACCATCTTAAGAGTTTACTATGTTATTGTTAGCTAGCTTAACTACTATGCTCTGCTTAATTAAATTCTTATTACGCTGCTTGAACTCTTCAAAGGTAGAAGTGACTATAGTACAGCTCACATACTCTTCACTTTCAGGCAGCTCACAATCTGCATCATAGTTGCTGATCTTAATGTAAGTGTTAGGTGAGCTGATTAACTCAGTGAAGTATAGAGCCATGTCTTGGTTCATCCAATCAGTATTGAGTGCTATGGTAGTATCAGTAGAGATGTAAGTGTTAGTCATACCTGTCTCAGTAGTATCATACAACCACTGCAAACTTTGAATGTATCCTGGCACATCCTTATTAAACTGTTCTCTAGTCACGTTACCTGTAGTGTATGCTCTACCTGTAAAAGCAAAGCTACCCCATGAGCCCATACGATCTAGGAATAAAATACTGTGCTCTACTGTTCTTACTCTTCTATCTAAGTTAACCTGATACTTAAGAGATGATGAGACACCATTTCTAAGATACCTAACAGTATACCATTCAGTGGTAGGCTTTATCATTGGTAGAGCTCCTGATACTACTGTTAGTACACCATAGTTATTAGGGCCCATAGATATACCACTAACATGATCAGCAGCTGTTACGTTCTTTCTAAAACTATCACCATCACTAGTATCAAAGAACAAAGTATCAGGTGGAGTAGGTGAGCCATTAGCTACAGCGTTAAGCCATAGATCCTGAGATAGTGTAGCATAGAAGTTATTAAGGGGTAGGTTGGTTAAAAATCTATCACCACTGCCATTAAGCATATAATCATTGTAATCATAAGCAGGCCATTCTACCCATCTGATTGCTCCGTTGAATACAAAGTTATTTAGTGATGTGGTAATGTTTCTAGTAATTGTCTTTCTACCATCTGCATAAGTGATAGCTCCTCCTGTATTAGGATTAGTTATAGATCCCCATGGTGAGCTCACTACTATGTAAGCAGGGTTAGCTACTAGCACAGTGAAGAGACCTTCAAGGTTTGGGTTGGCTGTAGGACCAGGTAAATTTTGAGTGATGTTAATTTGGTCTCCTACCACAAATGTGTTGGCTACAGGTATAGTTACCTTTCCTGCATATGGGGGTACTATCCATTGTGTGAGTGGAGGTGGTGCAGTATAGATAGTAGTAGTCAGATACTCTTCACCTACCTTTACATCATACTTGTAGTGGCTGTTAGTTGCATTGTATACTGAGGTGTTAGTCAAGTTAAGGTCATAACTTACCTGAGCCTGTAAGAGCTTCGACAAGTCTACCTCACCATAACCTGTGCCATAGGTAGGCATTACCCTGTACTCTGCTATCTTATTAGCTGTACCACTTTCGTAGATATCAAAGATATACTTGAAACCTTGTAGGTTTTTATTAGTGCTATCATAGATGAACTTGATAGGATTGTATGCAGGCATCAACGGTTGTGCCCTTGCTTTTGTGATTATTGCCATACCTATATTATTTTAATTGGTTATTTGTTTTTGAACTGAGCCATGGCCACAGCATAAGCTTGATCTAGCAGTTGTAGGTGCAGCTGCATCCTATCGGGCCTATTAAATACTATCCTCACTTGTTTACCTGTCTTATGGTATATGAAAGCCTGCACCACTTGTATCTTATGTAGTATATCAGAATGCATAGTAGCTGTCATCAGTGTAATACTCCTGCCTTATGTGAGTAGTGGCATAACGGATGGCATCCATTGCATCATCAAATAGCTTGACTGGTTCGTCAGTTATAAAATCGGCTATCTTCTTCCATTTATAATTTTCATACTCCCTCCTTATAGCTTTATCATCCTGGCAAAATACACCAAAGGTCTTAAGGTTATCTATCCCTTTCTTAACTACCTTGTTTGCATTCTGCACATCATACCCTGCTATGTTCATTTCTTGTATGATTTCTGGACGTGAGTAATCTGCTAAGATGGTTACCGTTTGTTCTATGTTCAGGGTTGCTAGCTTCTCTATGAGCATTGTGGTAGTCAGGTAGCTCTCATATATCACAGGCTCTATGTAGATATCATTATCACAGTAGTACACCCTCATCAAAGCTGTGGGGTGATTGTATCCAAAGTCTAAGCCATAGACGTACTTAACAAACCTTGAGGGCCTATGAGCTACAAAGGTCCATTGACTATAGATGTTACTCTTAGAGATAGCCTTCTCACCTAGGGCATAGATTTGATAGAGTGCCTCATCTGTTCTCTTTAGATCCTCTATCTGTGCCTTGATACTTTCAGGTAGGAATGGATTGTCTTTGTAGGTGCTCTTTATCTTAATGCTCTCCTCAGCAGGTAGCTCATATAACCAGGATGCACTATCACTAGGGTTATAGTCAAAGATAA